TCGGAACCTTGAAAAAAGCTTTAACCCCTAACACCAAGGAAAGATTAATGAAGACTTTTGAATTTTGCATCCATAAAACGGAAGAATATTCTGGCATTATTGAAATCGAGGCTTCTTCTGAAGAAGAGGCCAAGACCCTCGCGAGTAAAGAAATCCTTCTTATCGAAAGCGGTGAAAAAGATCTCGACACTTGGATTGCCGGAGATGAGACGACAATCGATGAGAAGGCTTTGGTTAATGGTGATATCGAAACAGGTTTCAACTGGAGAGAACGCACTGCCAATCGGATTTTTTATCTTGGAAGAACGGAAGCAACCGGAAAACCTGTTCAACCTTCTTACCGTCTATTCCTGAGAAATGAAGAAGGAAAAACCGTATGGGCCTGTGATAACGTCATCGTGAATTCAGAAAAATCAGTGGCACAAGCTGATGCTTGGATGATGGAATTTCTGGAAGCGTTCGATAAATACACTTTGATTGAAGACTAACCCTAAACACCAAGGAGAACTAAGATGAAAAAGTACACTGTATACTTAGAGCAGACTAACCCTTAACACCAAGGAGAACTAAGATGAAAAAGTACACTGTATACTTAACCCAGATAGAAGAATCCACTTCAACAGTTGAAGTGGAAGCTGCTGATATTGCTGAAGCTGAGAAAATAGCTAAGGCTACTCACCCTGATGAAGACTTGCTTTGGCAATTCTTGGATTCCAGGGTAGAAGTCGATGAAGTGATAATGTCGCTAAACGCCTAACCTTAACACCCCATGCTGAAGCTTGGTATGGGGTTGTTTTATGCCCAAAAACAGGTCTTAAGATCGATGTAGGGTTTCGTATAGGGCCAACGCTTTCTGCATGATTTGGTCTGCACCCTGGGCCGCTTGCGAGAATTCTTCTGGTGAATCTGGATCTGGAATCACGATTTTACCATTGTTTCTGACCTGCGTTTTCACCATGATGGGATTGGCATTAAAGATCTTGTGCAGCTTGGCAATCCATTCTTGCCGTTGCTTAATCTCCGTTTCCAGTTTCTTTATCTGGAGTTCGGCAACCTTGTTCATTTCTTCATATCGTTTAGTCAACATTTCAAAATCCTTAATGGTAGGACTAAGGTATTTCACTTGGGGCGTATCGCAAAACTTCCGAATCCGGTCAAGCTGGGTCTGGGAAGTTTTCTTCACTTGCGGGTGAGGGCGAGCGACTTCAGTAACGCCATCAGCACTGGCACGCCAATTGCGTTTTCCTTTCCGTTTAAGCTTAAGGCGCAGTAACCTATCATATGCCCCATGATCACGAATTTGGAACCAGGATGCCACAGGTTCAGGGTCGTGTGGCCCTGTGACGTGGTCATACTCATCATCCCACTCTTCCAAAGATGCGGATGAAATTTGGCTTCGATCAAATAGGCTAGGTGCAAATTTTTCAATCTGTTGCTGGTTCAGCACCTGGTGATAATCAGATGATGTCATCTCTTAAATCTTTCTTATCATTGGCATAAGCTCGATCCAGCTCTGCCATGTTAAAATTAACAACCTAAACTTCCTTAACCTTAATCTTAATATTTAAAAAAACCGGCTAAAGTATCCAAACCCTTAGCCGGTTTCAAACATAGATAGGAGAAACTATATTAATTATATCACACTATCACACTCTGCGCTTAACATCTCTCGCTATCATTTCCGGTACTACGCGGAGAGCGCAAAGCTTCTTATCAATATCAATTTCCAGCACGCTTTCCGAAAAGACATATTTACGGTCTGGCAATAATGGCAATGACCGTAACCCTTCTGCTGATAATGCCCAAAGAATTGGCTTGATTCCCACTACAATTTTTGGAAACTTCGACCCTATTTCCAAGAAGTTATCTTTCTTTTCCTGATGAAACCCAATATAAATAATGTGGGTTGGGGTTTCATTGGCAGTATCTTCTATCCCCAACTTAAAATCCAAGAATTTATAAGTTCCATTGGGATTCTGTTCGGTTTTCTCAACTATGGCGTTGAAAAACCGAGAAAAAATCATCTGACCTTGCGGTGTAATACTTACGGTTGGTAAAGTTTTAGCAGCGTTAGCCACAGGATAAAGCGGAGATGCTTTATCCCACTGTGAGATCCGTTCTTGTGTCCATCCAAAACGTTGCATATTCATCTCTCCTTGAGGTGATAGTTAAATGTTAAAATCGCTTTTTTGGGGTTCATCCGGTCGCTCAGTTCCAAAAGACGACCCCCCAAAGTTATAGCTGTGAAATGCCTCGAAAAGTTGCTGATGCTTATCCGATTGCGAGGCAATGGTTTTGACCTGGGATTCCGCAGCAGCACCACGTTTCCACACGCTGAAATCGTCACTGAACTCAAAGTACCAATCGTGACGGCATAACACGTTCCAGAACGCTTCCAAGCTGATCATAAGGCCACCTCGCTAGTATCATCTTCTTTAGCTTTCAGTGCGACCAAGGCATCGTGCACCTTCTTCAACTGCTCAGGTGTTAGTGACGCAGAATCTTTCACCTCAGTTTCCAAAGTTTCTGCCATCAAAGCTTGCAATTCGTTAGCATTGACGTTTTTTTCCTGAGCCAACTCCCAAATAGCTTTCATATCAGGGTTCTTCTTAGCTTTAATTTGGGATTCCCTGGCCCTTTCCTTAGCTCCAATCCGTTCTATTTCGTTAGCGGAAGCAAAACCGGATTCCAGTAACAAACCCACACCGGCAAACCCAATAGCACGACCAACAGCAGATGTTTCACAATTTTCCAAGGCACTGGCAAAGTTAACATCTTTCTGGGTTTTCACTTCGTAATATTCACGAGCGAACCCAGTAAACTTGCGTGTACCAGTTTCGCTGGTGATCTCCACCGTTGACATCATCTCGATCTTAAACTCGTCATCATTCAAGATTTCATTTAAAATCTGCACCTGACCAGGAAACTTCTCGTGTAGAGCCATAATGCGACCCGCAGTGGTCATGTACTTGTTTCCCGAAATTAGCACGATACCTCGCGCCATTTCTTCTTTAGTAAGTTGAGCCATCCCTACAATCCCCTCACTATGAAAGTAATAGCAATCGTTATAACCGCTATTACCAATATTGATACCGTTATAAAACTCAACAAATTAGGACTGAAGCCGTTGCGTTTCTGATACCGATGCCAGGCACGCAACATCTTGGCGTTGCGTTTGCTGTTCACTTCTACATAATTAATCATTGAAAAACTCCATACTAGCTAACTGTAATTGTGACAATATTATACATCATACCGAATCCCCTGTCAAGGCTTTTCCCGTAATAAAGACGATTTAAACCGAATGGGTTCGGTTATAACTTGACATCACCCCTCAAAGCCAAGTACACTAAGCTTAACCTTTAATGAAGGGGGAGAGTCTTAATAAGATGAAAATAATTACGGTTGATAATGACAGGTTGCGTGGCAAAACGGTAGGGCAATCGGAAAAAATCGCCGAGGAACTGGATATGCATACCGATACCTTGCGTAGGAAACTGAAGAACGCTGGGGAATGGCGTGTTAAAGATCTTAACAAACTATGCCAGGTGCTGGATCTCGACATAGAAAAAGTTATTGAGTTCATCGACACGGGAAAATAGTTGTTGAAATGGATTTTACGATGTGTTATGATGGGAATGAACTCATAAAAAAAGACGCGAGGTTTAGTCGCGCCTTTAACCCTTTTAGGAGAGAGAATCCGAAATCTCAAAGGAGGTTCTCTCAAATCCAAGGAGATTCTCGAATATCCAATAAGGAGATTATCGAATATGAAGAATACTATCACACTCGAAATTAAAACTCAAGAAAAAAGTTCCAAATCAATTCGTTACGAAAGATGGATGCCCGTTCCCTACCGTCACCCTAAAGAATTCAAAGCCTTAACGTCCAGCGAAAAAGATCTTTATATGTATTTCTGCTGGCATATCAGCAGCCGGCCTACCGACGAAAAAGAAATCGAAGACGGCGATTATGTCGAACTTTGCACCGTCACTTCCTGGCTGACCGTTAAGCAGATCGCCAAGGAACTCGATGTATCCCCTGATAACATCAAAAAAGCCAAGCTGCGCCTTCTGGAATTGGGTTGGGTTAGGCAAATTTGGTTTGAAGGCACTGATCGCAGTGGAATCTTTCAAATCGGCATCCCTCAAGCGCAAAAGAGGTCGTGCCAAAAATCGCACGACCCTACCTATAGTATATATAAAGCTAATATCTCTAGTAGTTTAGACTCCAATACTGTTAGCAAACCGAATGCCAAACCGGCAAGAGATTTAAAGAAACCTAAAAAGCCTGAAATTGATCAAGCCGACAAGCTTGAACTCAACAGGTTGTTAGCCGACTCGGTAGGAAAAGCATCTCAATTAAGGGGCGATAACGCTCTTAAACGGTCTTGGCTTAACGCTTGGGACTTAGTCATCCCCGAAATCCAAACCTTCCTTAAGTTCCGATACCATTCCCCTGTCAGCACTGGTCAGGTGATCGAGTTCTTAAAGGCCAGCATCCCCAAAATGTCGGGTAAAAGCAAGCTGGCATCATCACCCATGTGGTTTAGCCGTACCCAAACTAACGGCCAGGAACATGCACCTGTTTGGGGGTTGGACTTCATCGAGGGATGTTGGGGTAAACGTCACTTGAAAGATCCTTCCCAAGAACCGTTTTGGCATCATCAGGACAAGTTTAAACGGCATAACCAACAGCAACAGGAGCAGCAGCGAGGTTGGGGTGGCGGTCGGCAACAGGCCCAAGCCTTTGATCAGGGTGAACTGTCAGCCGAAGGCTTGGCGGACTTGGCTGCGCTAAAAGATTCGTTAGAGGTATCGAGAGATTAAGAAGTGAAAGAAATGAGCGAGATAACTAAAGAGTTGCTGCATCAAAAGTTCAGCTATTGCCCTATTGATATTGCACAACCGTTAGTTCATAGGAATGATAGTAGAGGGGCTAAACGTGGAGATCCTTCTGGCTCTATTAGCACTAACAGTTATTATCAAATATGGGTACAAAAAAAACCTATGCTCTTGCATCGTGCAGTGTGGCTTTACAAGCATCCTGGGTGCTATTACTACAGCGAAGTGCCACCGATACTTGATCATATCAATAGGAACAAACAGGATAACAGGTACGAAAATCTGCGTCCGGTTTCTCGCAACTTTAATAATTTTAATGCTAAAAAAAGGGAAGGTGTTTCAAGTAATTATCGGGGGGTTTGTTGGTTCAAAAGACGCGGAAAATGGGTGGCACAAATCCAGGAGAAAGGAAAAGGTCGGTATATTGGCACTTTCCCCGGTACACCTGAAGGTGAAATTGCAGCTGCACTGGCTTGGGATCGTGCAGCGTTTGAAGAATATGGTGAAGATGCGATACCTCTTCTGAATTTCGCTGAGAATGAACGTAATTACATGGGGCTTAACGAATATCAACAGCTTGAATTCGGGTTTTGTGACGATTCACCGGCACAGCAGGTACTGGACCTTAACGATGTCGTTTTTGCTTCAACACCAAGGATAGCTAACTTATCAGGGAAGGACTAAAAGTGCTTAAACGGTCCAGGAAAAAGAAGAAAGACTTATCGGATGCCTTATCCTCATCCTCCGAATTGCGTATCACCTTGAAAATCCATGACGATGAAGTTGAACGTTACGTTTATGTTGTCGACGGCCCTCAAGTTGATCCGCTTTCATATAACCGGCATATTGAACTGGCCGCGCTGATTAAAGCGGAAATTGCCAAGTTCATGCACAATATTGAACCTTTGATTGAAGAAGGCCAAGATTAACCGACTTATGGCGGCTGCTGATGAAAAATAAACCAAAATTCCACGCAAATTAAGAGTCTACTATTTGTCAGCGGACCGCCGCCAAATTAAGATGTCATGTTAAAAGTAAAAACTTTTCAAGAGTCGTTTTCCGCACCTTACGATGCCGCTTCAGTCAGCGAATTCCTGACAAAGCTGGGATCGCCCTGCACGGAAATCCGTATCTTTCCTCATCAACGGCAACTGATCATCGATAAACAACGGATCAATGCCGGTAAATGCATCAACGGTTACTATACCGATTATGATAAAGCGGCGGAAGATATATTGGAACTGGACGGTAAAGGTGAAATCTATGCCACTTTGCAGCCTTGCGACCCCAAACTGTTAAGGCGAGGTGAAAACAAGCTTAACTATAACACTTATCAAACTGTCAGTGACAGTGATATCCTGAGTTACGAATGGATCCTGATCGATATTGATCCTGATCGGCCAGCCAACACCAGTTCCAGTGATTTGGAGTTGCAGGCCAGTATCGATACCTTGAACAAGATGATAAGCAAAACCTTTGATCCTCTGGGTGTAGAGGTACTACGCGGATTAAGCGGTAACGGTTGTCACGGCTTAATAAAGATAAGTTCTCAACGAACGGATAAACCCTGTTCCGATAAGATAAAGCAAATCCTGGGTTACCTGGCTAACCGTTACGATACCGATCTGTGTAAAGTTGATCAAACGGTCTATAACCCCAGCCGAATAATCAAGCTTTACGGTACCTTGGCCTGTAAAGGTGAAAACAAAGCCGAAGCTCCGCATCGACGGTCAAAGTTCACTGATAAGAAGACGGTGGAAGTTGATATCAACCTGATTTACAATACCCTGATCAAAGAAAAACCGCCTAAACCGGCTGAACGGGGAATTATCCTGCCGTCTGTCAATATCGGTAGCGACTTGGACCTGGATATTGAGGCTTACTTGACGCATCACAGCATCTCTTTCAGCAAATCCGGCGATACCAACGGTGAAAAGTATAAACTTCAATCTTGTCCCTTTGATGAAGCTCATGGTCAGGATGCCGCCGTCTTCAAATCCCATAACGGTGTCCTGGGATTCAAATGTTTTCATAACGGTTGCGCCGATAACGATTGGAAATCTTTCAGAACAAAAATCGGCCAGGATCTGAAACCGTTCCTAATCGGGTTGGAACAGCATGTAGCACCGCAAGTGGCACCTTTGCAAAAGGAAGGGTCATCAGCAGAAGATCAACGCAAAACCATCATCGTTAACGGTCGACAACTAATAGACGTGTTAGCTGATATTAACGAAGCGGTAACCGAGTTTAACGATCCGGCAACATTGTTTGCCCGGGGCGGTCATCCCACCTGGATACGCCGTGACGAAAACGGATATTTCTATTCCGAAATCCTGAATACCAGCGATGCCAAGATTTATCTTAGTCAAGCGGCAAAGTTTTGTCGGAAAACTGTTAGGGCTGAAGGCTTGGAAATAATCACCAGCGTTTTCCCCAGCTTGGAAATCTGCCAGGCTTTTTTGGCTCAGAAACAGAACCTGCCGCCCCTGAAATCGATCATCAGTTTTCCCGCTTTTAAAAAGGATACCGATTTTAAAGGCCAGTTGCAGCAAGTGGGATATGACGAAGGTACAAAATACTTTTGCGCTTCCAGCCAGAAACCCAACTTGAAGATGCCTATAGCGGAAGCTAAACGGTTCATTTTCGATGAACTTCTAGTTGATTTCCCGTTCACCGAATCGGGTAGCCGGACCAACAGTTTGGCCTTGATGCTGACACCTTTGGTCATACCCCTGTTACCTGACGGCAGCACTACGCCCTTATTCGGTATTGACAGTTCTTCTCCCGGGACGGGTAAAGGGTTGCTGGCCCATGTTTGCACCTCGGCCATAGTATCGGAAATCGCTATGCAGGTGTTGCCTGAACGCGAAGAGGAACTGAAAAAGAATATCAGTTCCTTATTGATGAGCAGCCCCACATTCATCATTTACGATAACGTTTCAAAACCTATCCGATCACAATCGCTGGCATCGGTACTGACAAGTTCCACTTGGAGCGACCGTTTACTGGGCGGTAACAAAATGTTAAGGATCCCTAACGTATCCACCTGGATTGCTACCGGCAACAACCTGGGCTTATCGGACGAAATAGCTCGCAGAACCATTTGGATCCGCTTGGATAGCGATGTTGAACGGCCTTGGAAACGTACCGGTTTCAAACATCATAACCTGCGTAAGTTCCTAGCTGATAACCAGTTGCGTATTTTGTCATCCTTATTATCAATCATCAAGCTCTGGATTGATGCTGGCCGACCCAAAGGAAAGCTGAGTATCGGGTCCTTTGAAGCTTGGGCGGAAACGGTATCGGGTATCCTGGAAATTTGCCAGGTAGGAAGTTTCATGGCTAACCAGGACGCTTTATACGATAAACTTGATTATGAACGGCAAGCCTGGTCAGCTTTCATTGATCAATGGTTTGCCCAATATGAAACCCGTGACGTTAACGTATCAACCTTATATAAACTGGCGGCTACCAATGATGAAGGTGAAGGTGAAGGGTTGCTGGACGAACAGTTGGTTAAGTTCCGTACAGACCATTCGCGCAAAATCGGGTTGGGTCAATTGTTACGTGAAAAGGAAGGGCGTATCTTCAACAGTTTGAGAATCACTTCTCCCGGTCAACGCAGCCGGGCAAAGATTTATGCTTTGATACCCATAAAACATCATCATGTTGAAGATGAACCCGCACCGCGTCAACAAGTCAAACTGGACGATTTATTGGCCGATGAAACTGCCGAATGGCTGGAAGAGATTGATACCGCTTTGGAAAAAGGCGTTCCTGAACAGGATCTCGTTTCCGTTTGCCAAATCCGGCAAAGCGATATTGACGACAGGTACTATCAAGCTACGGAAAAACTGGATCAGCTATTGGCCAAGCTTGATTCGTGATCTTGAAAGAGATCATCGAGGCTCGTGACATGCAGGCGTTATTGCACTTGATCTCCGATGACAAGATCAAACGATGGGAATTAACACCGTCTCAACTGGACAATATTTGTCACATAATCAAAATCAAGGATTTTGATGCCTTGATAAATTTCATCATCACCAATGACCTGGGGATGTTGACAACCTTAACCCTTAACATTTTGGAGAACATGAATGGGAACTCGTACAGCTGAAACGGTAGGTGTTTTGCAAGGGTTGCTGGACCGTAAACGCCACTTGGAAACGGAAATCCAGAAGATCGATAGCCAACTGGAAGAACACGGTATCAGCGATTTGCTGGACAAAATCCCTGAAAGTGGCAACTTGCAGCTGATCAAGAACTATTTCGCTAACCAATGGTTTAATACCAACCAAAAATAAAAGGAACCCAAAAAAATGCCCGATACCACCACCACCACTACCACCCCAGATTTTTATCAATCCCAAATTTGGACCGAAAAGAGAAAACAGATTCTTCAACGTGACGATAATCAATGCCGGTTATGCTGTTCCATCACGGGTTTGCAGGTACACCACAAAAACTATGACCGGTTCGGTGGAGATGAACTTGATACTGACCTGATCACCTTATGCCAAAACTGTCATCCCTTAGCCACCTTGGCTTATAGGCATCAATCCTGGGTGTTAAAGGGCAATGCCGGTGAAAACAATATCAACGAGGCCAGCAGTTTGATGCTGAACCAGCTATTAGCGGAAATAAAGGTTAATGATTATAAACATCAAAGACTGGAGTCGCCTCTATCCAGCACAACGGGTAACGGCGGTATTCAACTGGCAGCTGAAAAGGAACCTTCCGACCCGGCAAAGGAATGTGCCGACGTTTGGTTCAAGTTTCAACCGGAAAACCCAGGTGAAGTCACTCCCTTTCCCGGTATTTACCGATCCGTTGCTAAACGGTTCGACGATAAAATCATCAGTAGCTACATGAAAACCTATAACTTGTCGAAAGACCATGCTGTTCTGCTGATAAAGGAATTCATCAACGAACTGGCCGAGGTGGAAGGATGCCCTATCGATAAGGTGGGCGGTTTGATGACCAACCTGTGTAAAGAGGTTCGCGACCGCGTCTATCAAGGGATGCTGGAACATGAAGATATTGTACCGTTATCCGGCCCTGATGATGAAGAAGATGCTGATGATGCGGAAGAGGTGCAGGCAGAAGATACTGACGATAAGAAAGACGATTCGGAACCGTTAACACCGGAACATGTTCCTTTCCCAGGGACTAAACCGGAATCGTTTCGGTCAAAGATGAAATCGTTGAAGACGAATTTGTTTGGACCTCAAGAAAAAGCTGAACCTGATACCTCTGATGAGGTTCAGATGGATTCATTCGATTCTGAAGAAGAACCCGAATTGAACGATTACCGGGTTTCCATTTCCTCCGCCGGACGAGTACTTCAAATCAGCGTCCCCATGATTCGGGAAATGGTGGCTAAAGGGATTCTGAAAGCCAGAAGCATCGGTACCCTCTGTTACATATCGGAAACGTCGGTGAAGAAGTACCTGGTCAATGGACCGTTATCGGTACGCAGCGTGATGAGCATCCTGGATATCTTTGACAAGACCAAGGTTTATGATCTTTGTTCCGCAGGAAAACTAAAGGATACTCGGCTTCCTCAAAAACGAAGATACCAGATTGACCGGGAATCGTTACGGCAATACATGCTTAATGAAGGGTATGGCCAGGAAAGGATCAACCTGATTGACACGGCAAATAATTAGTTTCAACCACGAAACCTATAAGATGCCTAACCTTAACCAATTGTTCGGTCAGCATCATTATGCCCGTAACAAGGTTAAGCAAGGGGTGCAGATGGCCCTGGCAACGCTGTTTAAGCGATCTTTGCAACCAATTGAGGATTACCCCTTGAAAGTCTGGTTTCAGTGGCATAACCGCAATCGGAGGCTTGATCCTGATAACCAGGCCAGTGCCGCGCAGAAACTTGTCCTGGACGCTTTGCAGCAAGCCAAGATCATTTCCAATGACGGCACCTACAATATCAGTGAACTTCATCATCAGTTCACTTTCGGTGCAGCTGAACCGTTACTGGAAATCACCTTGATCGAAGCTGATGCCGATACCCGGTTCGAGGTGCCTACACCCAAATCCAAATCAAAGGCCAAACCCAGGAAAAAACGGCAATTGGATCTCTTTGAATGAAACTGGAATACGAAGAAACTTTTATCAAGTCCATGCCCAGCGACGAATCATTGACACAAGCTTGGGACCAGGAAATAGTGGAACGCGAACAACGCGACCATGCACAAGTGAACTTCATCTTCTACCTGTTGATCGCTATGGGCGGCCTGATGACGGCTATCGGCGTTATCTGGACGGTTATCTGGACGGTTAGAAAGCTGGTACCCTTTATCTTAACCCTATTCAACTTATGAGGGGCGTATCTTTGGAATGGGCATCCACGGAAGGCAAAACCGCCCCTCGCCTAATTAAAAGGAAAAACATCACCTATGAGCAACGTTTACAAATATAAATGCCGGATCGTAAGAATCATTGATGGCGATACCGTTGTAGCCGACGTGGATTTGGGGTTTGAAGTGGAACTCAAAGGACAGAAAATCCGGCTTTACGGTATCAACACCCCGGAATCCCGTACTCGTAACAAGGAAGAAAAGGTGCGTGGTTTAGCGGCCAAGGCCAGGTTAGTGGAGTTGCTGGATACAGGCGAGTTCTACTTGGAATCGCATGATAAAGGCAAGTACGGCCGTCTTCTGGGTGTCCTTTACCAAACCGATGATTTCAGTTTGTGCAGCATTAACCAAGTATTGGTGAATGAAAACCATGCGGTAGAATATTTCGGCGGTAAACGATGAAGGTGGTGATTGATCCTCACCCCAAAGAAAATAACCATCTGAAAGTGGTTATCAGCGAAACCGGTCAATTGGAGATGGTGCAAATTTACCATGATGGTAAAGGATCGGCTAAGGCCATGCTGCCCGTTTACGAAATATTGAAAGAAGAAATCTCCCGTTTCGGTTTGAAAACCCGCAAACTGGTGGAATCGAAACCCGGCTTGAAAAGTTAACGAAAACGCATAAGGAGCAATACCATGAGTCAAGAGTTTGAAGAATGGTTTCAGGAAGTGCTGGAATTCGAGGGTACGTCGTATACGGACGATCCAGCGGATGCTGGCGGGGCCACTCGATACGGAATAATACTGAAAACTTATCAGGAATACCTGAAAAAGATTGACCGTGACGATGATATCGGTAAAGACGATATTGAGAACATGAATATCGATCAAGCGGAAGAATATTATCTGTGGCTATGGAACTCATTGAAACTTGATCGTATTCCTACACGCATTGTCAAAGGGTATGCCGACGCTTCAGTCAACATGGGGAAAGGTGGTGCTGATCGCATCCTTCAGATGAGTCTGAATACACGGTCCAACCCCATAGATATTGACGATTGGATAGACGTTGACGGTCAAGCTGGTCGAGGTACGTTTGCCGCTTTAGCCCAAACGGTATTGACACCTTTCGATTGGCTTATCGAACATATGGCCTATCATTACAACAACGTTTTCAAGGGGTCTTCCTATACTTTCAAGCAACGGTTGCGAGAAGCGTCAAAGGAATCTTCCGACAGGGAATCGGATTGGTTCACTACCCGGACCAACCAGAACAAGTTCCTTAAAGGATGGGTTAAACGCGATGTCATAGTCTTCCTCAAATCCTTTGATCAGGAGATGACGGTAGCTGACCTGATCAGGAACCTTTTACGTTGAAACCCAAGGGGTTGTGCAGCAGTGACGAAAAAGAAATACCTTGACGAACCGTTATGAATAGTGTTACAGGTTGAAGGGGCGGTTATGGCGGGGTTAGGGCATCTTATCGACCGGTTAATGTTTTTACACAGTTGGAGATCGATCCTGTTCAACCCGTTACGCAAAGCTGAGATGGCTGATATTGTCAAGCAGCTGAACGAAATATATTTGGAAGGCAACATCGTTACCGAATCGGAAAAGGTGGAACATAAACCGGCTTCACGCGCCCATGCGCCTACTGATATGGATTTATGGAAACGTGAAAAAAAGATTAACAAAATAGATGGTCCTTACTGGTGACAAAAATGAAAACTTTCAGGATTACATATACCAAGACTATTAAATCGATAGTTGAGATTGACGCTAAAACACCAGGTGAAGCTTGGAAAAAGATCAAGTCCGAGGAATTGGAAGGGGATGATTTAATCTGGATGCGAGAAGGCGAATTAACTTATAAGGTGGAACAGGATGACATATGGATTCGGTAATTGATCAAATGCTGATATCCCGTTCATGGGATCAGACGCATGACGAAACGATTGAAGCTTACCAGGCCTTCACGTCCTACCTGGATATGAACGAATCGGGCGAACCCCGGAATTATCGTAAAGCCTTTCGGCAGGTTCATCCGCGATCAAAAGTGGTCACCCGGGAATGGCGCGATTGGTTCGACAGGTTCCGTTGGGAAGATCGAGCCACCGATTATGATTCGTACCTGATAAAGGAAGCGCAAACTAAGATCGAAGAGAAAAAGATCAAGGATATCGCGCTGGTACGCACTAAACAACTGGGGCAAATTAAAAGAAGTAACGAGATTCTGTTCGGATTATTGGAAGTGGCCAGCCAATGCGAAGATCCCAAAGCCGCGGTCAGCAACCTGAAATCCATTACATCGGCTTTGCAAAGTTTCATGCAGATGGAACGGGTAATGCTGGGGATGGAACCTTCTCACCAACAAAAAGAAACCAAATCGGCTCAAAATATCAATATCCTGTTAGGAAGACTTAGTGACTCAGGAAAAAATCTCCTCAATTCAAGCGATGTGCCGCGAGATCTACCTTCACTCCCCGGAAGCACTGCTGACTTCAGCGGAAACGATGGTTTCGGCCATGATGGGGTTATTGAAGATACAGAGCAAGACGCGAACGGAAGGGGCTTTGATACCCAACCGGACGCAGATGATGATCTTGAGGGCCATCTACAAACAGATCTCTGAAAACCGGCCTGTAAGGTTATTGGAACTGAAAGGTCGGCAACAGGGATCCAGTACCGGTATTGCCGCTTATTGTTTCTTGCGTGCCATCTGTCAACCCAACACCAACGCTTTAGTTATCACCGAGGAAAAAGGCGGCTCGGCAGCTAATATTTTCGGTATGTACGAACGGTTCCTCGACGCTTTGCCTTTTGACCTGAAGAAACAATTAACCCGGCAAGGCCAATACATGAAACTGGCCAAACCCCTTAATTCCAGTATTAAGGTTGAAGGTGAAAAGAACGTTACCTCTTTCACTTTCCAAATAGTGCATTTAAGTGAAGCGGCATTCTTTCAGAACCTGGGTAAAACATTGAGTATGCTCTACCAAACAGTGCCGGATAATCCCGATACTTTCATCTGTTTGGAAACCACGGCTAACCGGTATGGTGATGATTTCCATACTGAATGGGAACGGGCCAGCGAAGGGAAATCGGATTTCTATCCTTTGTTCGTACCTTGGTACTGCCATGACGAATACGCCTCTCCCTTTGCAAAAGACGACGAACGGAAACAATTTGAACGATCCTTATCGGATACCGATGATTCGCCTTACGGCAATGAAGAACAAGTTGCCTTGATATATCCCGAATTGACAATGGAAAACATGAAATGGCGAAGACACGCTATTCGTAACAGGTGCCAGGGATCGGTCATTGAGTTCAACCGTCAGTATCCATGTTCACCTGAAGATGCTTTCCATAAATCCAGCAGCACCATCTTTGATTTGGCCTTCCTGCGTAAAGCTCGATCAGAATATATCTTTGAACCTTCACCGCGTACTACCTTGGTGGGATCGCCATCAGGGTTGCAGCAACTGGATGATCCTGAAGGCATCATTCAAATCTGGTATCCGCCTGAACCTTATGCCGAATACGTTATCGGCAGTGACCATGCTGAAGGATTGGACGGTCGAGATTTCAGTGCCGCTATTGTTTTACAGCGTATGCCGCTTAGAATGGTGGCTAAACTGCGGGGGTTCGATGGTCGGCAAGTCAGCATCGACGAGTTCACTGAACAGTTGCAGCTGCTTGGCCGATACTATAACAGTGCCTGGATATGTCCTGAAAACAATGCTGATGGCGGTACGGTGATCGCTTTATTGCAGGATAAGTACGAGTACCAGGAACTGGTTTCTGAACGAGATTTGGGCGTGGTCAATTCCAACCGGTTAGGATGGCGTAACCAAAGCAATACCCGACGACGCGGTGTGGGCATGGTACAGGAAGCGTTTCATGCCGATGAAATTGAAATCCCTTGTTTGCAAACCTTGAACGAAGCCATGAATTTCGTTACTATTAACGGTAAACCGCAAGCTATTAAAAAAGGTAAAAGCCGTAAACCGGGCGAACCGGAAACAGGATTTTACGACGATTTGGTTTTCAGCCTGGTAGGCGCTTTATACGCTGAACATTCGCGGCCAGCACCAAAATCAAAGAAATATCTTGAATCGCAGTTTCATAGTCAGCGGTTCCGAGAAGTTAGCTTTTTAGAAAAAACCGATCATTGGACAAAATACGCATAGGAGCAGCCGTAAATGAAATCTTTTGACACCCTTAAAAACGAAGATGATATCCTGGAAACTTTCAATGTATTAAAAGAAGAATCCGAAGAGGCTGCCCGACCCAGATGGCGGCAGATGCGTAAGAATTCCATGGTCTATATGGGCGACCATTATGTACGTGAACAGGACGATGAACTTATCAGTGACGATAAGGTACCTGGATACC